GACCGATGAAAACGGCAACCCGATCGCGGCAGTAGCCGGCGCCGACGAAGGCACGCTGGCGCTCGGCAATGGCGCGATCGTAGATCTTGCGCCAGGCGAGGAGGCTCACGAAGTCAATCCTGCGCGGCCGAACGCCAATTTCGATCCGTTCTTCGGCAGCATCGTCAAGCAGATCGGCGCCGCGCTGGAGATCCCGCTGGACGTGCTGATGCTGCAGTTCAGCAGCAGTTATTCGGCCGCGCGCGCCGCGATGCTGGAAGCGTGGCGCATGTTCCTGTGCCGCCGGCAGATGCTGGTGCAGCAGTTCTGCCAGCCGCTGTATTGCTTGAACCTCGACGAAGAGGTCGCCAGCGGCCGCCTGAACCTGCCTGGTTACGCCGACCCGATCCGCCGCCGCGCCTGGCAACGTGCGTTATGGGTGGGTCCGGCGCGCGGCTCGATGGATGAAGGCAAGGAGGCTTCGGCCGCCAAGACCCGCATCGAGACCGGCATCAGCAACGAGGCCATGGAAACCGCCGCGATGACCGGCGAAGACTGGACCACCGTCATCACCCAGCGCGCGCGCGAAATCCAGCTGCGCAAGAAACTCGGCATTCCATTCGCGCCGCCCTCAACGCCGGCTGCCAAACCCGATACCACGTCGACCTCCGAGCCAACCCCGCCGGGGAGCACCCCGGCGGGCGATGGCGAAGAAGACGTCGCCGCCGAACAGGAGGCCGCCTCGTGATCGACGCCCTCAACCTTGTCGCCTCGCGCCCCTGGCTGATCCAGCCCGAAGCGTTGGAGACGATCTTTGCGGTCGCGCAGCGCTGCGGCGAAGGCCCGGAAGCCTTGCAGACGCGCATGGGTCGGCCGCTCGACAACGCGCGCAAGGTTTCCATGCGCGACGGCGTGGCCGTGATCCCTGTAACCGGGCCCATCTTCCGCTACGCCAACTTGTTCACCGAGATCTCCGGCGCCACCAGCACCGCGGTGCTGGCCAGCGATATCCAGGCTGCGCTCGACAACAAGTACGTGCGCGCGATCGTGCTGGACATCAACTCGCCTGGCGGCGAAGCCACCGGCATCAACGAATTGGCCAAGCTGATCGCAGACGGTCGCGCCATCAAGCCCATCAAGGCCTATGCCAGCGGTTCGATGGCATCGGCTGCGTACTGGATCGGCAGCGCCGCCGACGAAGTAATCGTCGATGACATCGCGGTGGCGGGGTCCATCGGCGTCGTCATGGCGTATCAGGACACCAGCGCGCGCGATGCGAAGTCCGACGTGCGCACCATCGAAATCGTAAGCAGCCAATCGCCCGACAAGCGCATCGACCCTGCAACCGATGAAGGCCGGGCGAAGGTGCAATCCATCGTCGATTCGCTGGCATCGGTTTTCGTTTCCGCCGTCGCCGCGAACCGCGGTGTCGACACCGACAAGGTTCTGTCCGACTTCGGCCGTGGCGGCGTGCTGGTGGGCGCCGACGCAGTGAAGGCGGGCATGGCCGACCGCATCGGATCGCTCGAATCCGTGATCGCCGAGCTTGCCGGCTCCGCAAGCAATTCCTCTAGGAGTCCTCATATGTCCAATGCAAATGGACAGGTCACGGTCGCGAGTACCGCGGACCTGCAGGCCGCGCTGGCGGCAGGCCACAAGCCCGAAAACATTGCGATCGCGTCGAACGACGCGGCCATCGCGCAGGCGCGCACCGAAGGCGAGGAAGCCGGCCGCAAGGCCGCGACCGACGAAGCCGTGAAAGCCGAGCGCGCGCGCATTGCGCAGATCCAGGCGCTCACGCGCGAAGGCTTTGCCGCGGAAGCGCAAGCCGCCATCGACAACGGCGATGCGCCGGCCACGTTTGCGCTGGCGCTATTGAAGGCCGCGCAGGATCGCGGCATCACGCTTGATGCCATCCGCAAGGGTGCGCCGAAGCCCGCTGCGCATGCGCGTCCGGGCGAAGACGGCAAGCCCGACAACGTCGTGACGCTGTCGTCCAAAAAGATCTTCGACTCGCGCCGCAAGGCGATGGCCGAAGCCACCCAGGCCCGCAAGTAAGGAGTCGCCATCATGAGCGAGAAAACCGAAAACCCCCGCACCGGCGACTTCCTGCTTTCGGAAGCCAACGGCACGCTGTCCCGCGAGAACGGCATCCTTGCCAGCGGCAACAATCTGTTGGCTGGCGCGATCGTCGCGGCGCTGCTCACCGCCACCGCCGCAAAGGCTTCGGGCAATGGCAACGGCACCATCAGCGCCGTGACCTTGGGCAACGCCGCGGAAATCGGCACCTACGTGCTGACCGTCAAGACAGCCGCTTCCGATGGCGGCACCTTGAGCGTTCAGACGCCTTCCGGCGAATACCTGCCCGACCTTACCGTCGGCACGGCCTACGCCAGCTCGCACATCAACCTCACCGTCGCCGATGGGTCTACCGATTGGGCCGCGGGCGCGGTCATCACCGTCGAGGTGGAGGCCGGCAAATACACCGAGCTCGCTCCTTCCGGCACCGATGGTTCGCAGATCGCGGCCGGCGTGTTGTGGGGCAACACGAATGCCGCGGATGCGGATACCGCCTGCGTGGTCATTCGCCGCCAGGCGGAAGCCAAGGCCGATGGCTTGGTATGGCCGGACGCGATCACCGACAGCCAGAAAGCCACTGCTGTCGGCCAACTCAACGCGCTCGGCATCGTCCTGCGCTGACCTCTGGAGAAAACCATGGATCCCATTTCCGACGTGTTCAATGGCGACGCCTTCAGCGTTCTTGCGCTGACCGACGCGATCAACAACGTTCCGTTTCTCCCTGGCCGTGCCGGCAGCGTTGCGGGCTGGCAGGAAGACGGTGTGGCCACCACGACCATCATGATCGAGGAGAAGGATGGCGTGCTGGAACTGATCAACCCGACGCCGCGCGGCGGTCCCGGCCAGACCGGTATGCCCGAAAATCGGACGGCACGCAGCCTGGTCATCCCGCACTACCAGTACGACGACTTCATTGCCGCCGACAGCGTGCAGAACGTGCGCGCGTTCGGCCAGACCAGCCAGCTCGAGGTGCTGCAGGATCGCGTGAACGCGCGTCTGCAAACGCTGGTGCAGCAAAAGCTGGATCCGACCCTGGAATACCAGCGCGTCGGCGCGCTGAAGGGCCTGATCCTCAACGCCAACGGCACCACGCTGTACAACCTGTTCAGTGAGTTCGGCGTGACGCAGGAAACCGAGGTCGATTTCGATCTCGACAATGCCTCGCCGGCGTCCGGCGCATTGCGCAAGAAGTGCGCGAGTGTCGTGCGCACCATCGCCAAGAACCTGGGCGGCGCCGTCGCGGTCGGCACGATCTACGCGGAGTGCAGCGACACCTTCTTCGATGACCTGCTGGCGCATCCGGAAGTGGTCGACTCCTACAAGGGCACGTCCATGGCGACCGTGCTGCGCGAGGGCTACGTCACGCCGAATGGCGTGATCTACGGCGCCTTCGAGTTCGGCGGCATCGTGTGGGAGAACTACCGCGGTGCGGTTGGCAGCACATCGTTCATTGACGCCGACAAGTGCCATATCTTCCCGACCGGCGTGCCGGGCCTGTGGCGCACGGTGTATGCGCCGGCCGATTACGAAGAAACCGTCAACACCATCGGTTTGCCGCGTTACGCCAAGCAGTACCCGACGCCGAACGGCAAGGGCCGCAACCTGGAAGTGCAGACGAACGCGCTGAACTACTGCACGCGGCCGAAGACCTTGATCAAGGGCCGTCGCACCTGATCGGTGGGCCGGGGCGTCGCCGCCGCGTCGTGACGAACGCGCGGCGGCGACATTCCGGCAACGAGAAACCTCGAATGCCATCCACGCATCGCCATTGCATACAGCTTCTTCTGGCCGGCGCGCTGACTGCGCTGCTGGCCGGTTGCCTCGCGCCTGCACAGGAACAGGCGCGATCGCCGCACGTCGTGATGACGCCGGCAACCGTCGTCGCGCGGATGGACGCGGCGGTCGTGGCTGTGCCATCCATCCCCGCCGATGTCGTCATGCCTGCCGCCGTGGGCGCAGGCGGCATCGTGCGAACCACGGTCACGCCGCCGGTGCGACGCCGGACAGCCGTTGTGCCGGTGGCGTTGGCCCTTTCCGTTGCACCGGGGGCGGCATCGTGAATGCCGTTCACCGCCAATTCGACGCGCCGACCGACGACCTGTTCGTCGAGTTCGCCGACCCCTGCACGGTAACCCGCGACGGCGCCGGGCCCATTCCCATGCGCTGCATCGTCGACGACGGCGTGGCGCAGATGGGCGAATACGGCCAGATCATTGGCCGCGTCACGCATGTCAGTTTCGTCAAGGCCGAGTGGTGCCCGAAGCGCGGCGATGTCGTCACGCTTGCAGATGGTCGCTCGAAATCCGTCGAGATCATCGACTCCGACGATGGCTTGGTCGTGGAATGCACTGTCAATGCCTGACGCGCCCGCCACCCCAAAACCCTGGCTGATCCTGCAAGCGCTGGAAAGCGCATTGCAGCGGATCACGATCGCCAACGGCTACCGCACCGACATTGGTATCACGGTCTCGCTGGAGAACACCCAAGACCCGGAAGACACGTCCGAGGGCATCACGCTGTTTACCCTCGATCTCACCCGCCCGGAAAATCCGAACAACCACAACACCGCCATCCGCGATCGCGAGCTCATGTTCGTGATCGAGGCTGCGACGCCCATCAACACCGATAACGGCGTCGTGCGCGCGCACCAGCGCATGCACGAAATCATCGAGGACATCGAGCAGGCCCTGACACCAGTGCCTGGTGCCGCGGGCTCCATTCCTGCGCAATTCTCCGAAGCGAAATTCCTGGAACGGCCGCGCGGCGTTTCCGTGGTGGCCGCGCAGTACATCATGACGGCGAGGTATCGGCGATGAGGTTCCTCGACTTCGCCACGCCCCGCGCCGGCTTCACCTTCGATATCTCGGGCGATCTGGATATCGCGCAACGTCTCAGCGACGACGTCAAGGACATCGCGAAGGCGCAGAAGCGTGCCGTCAGCACCCTGCGCCGTCGCCTGCGCACCGAGGGCCGTCGTGACATCCAGCGCGAATATAACCTCAAGGCGCAGGACATCAATGCGCGCTTGTCCGTGACATCACGCTACGATGGCATCGCACTCATCGGCAAGGATTCTGGCATCAACCTGATCAGGTTCGGCGCCAGGCAAACACGCGCCGGCGTGAGCTATTCAGTGAAGAAAGGCCAGCGCAGGACGCTGGCGCACGCCTTCATCCGCAGCACGCGCAGCGGTCGGGGACCGTTCGTGTGGATGCGCAAATACGACAGCGATCGCGCGCGCGATGACGTAGGCGGCCGCTACGGCAGCAGCTACAGCGCGGTGAAGGATCGCTACAGCAGTCGGCATGGGTATCCGATCCTGCAGAAATTCGGCCCCAGCGTTGCGCAAATGCTGAAACACGGTGACCGGCCGCAACGCCTGGTCGATTTTTCCGGACAAGTACTCGAATCCGAACTGGATCGCCTGCTCGGTCCGAAATGAGTTTTCACGTCAACGCCGGCAACGGCACAACCGAGGAATCGCACAATGAAAGATTTCAGCTTGCAAGGCATTTGCTACCTCGCCGATCGCGATGTCAGCGGCCTGCCGATCAACCCGGTGGACGTGGACAACGCGTCGCTTCTGCAGGTCAAGTTTTCGTCCGAGGTTTCACGCCCGAAGGAATCGCGCAGCGGCCTTCGGCTGCCGCGTTCCGCGCTGAGCAAGGGCATCGACGCCACCTTCTCGCTCACGCTGACCTCCGGCACCGCATTCAACTTTGCGATCGCGTTGTACGGTACCCAGGTGGCCATCACGGCGGGCACCGTGACCGCTGGCAG